GCACCTGCTCAGATGCAGCCGGCCATGTACGATCAAGCACCTCCTAACATGCTCCCTCAGCAGCAGATGGTCCAGTCTACGCCGCAGAGTAGTAACCCCGCGAACCTTACAGATGAGCAGATGGTTGCGCTGTTAGCGGGTGCCGTAGCGGTTGCCTCGTTTTCTAGACCGGTCCAGGAAAAACTGGGAGGTACAATCCCTCAGTTTTTGGCGGAGAACGGTACGCGTAGCACGATTGGACTCGCGACAACGGGCGCTGTCGCGGCCGCTGCATTTTATTTTGGTAGGCGGATGCTTATTAAGAACTGAATTAATTAAAGTTCGATGGCGTGTACATCGGTTCGATGAACGTCGATATAAGAATCATGCATATAATAAACGATAACGAAATAGTTACAAATCCCAGGATAGACATAGTTCTATCCTTTGCCGGGTTATCCAGTGCGTCTCTCATCTTACTGGATAGTCTTAACAACGTGGAAACTAAAAACGCGAACAGGGCCGAGTAGGCCACTATGCTACGCGACACCCAGAACCTACCCGATCGAGAGAAAATTGAAATCAGTATAGGGTACACGAGTGTGAGCATACCCATTCTCACTTCCGAATTATTGATGGTCCATATGATAAGGGGTAAAAGCATCGTAACACCCCACATACCGGAACCTATCATAGTATCCTGAATTGCAGTCTTCATTATTACTACTAGTCACGAATATATTTCCCGCAAAATTTAGTTTCGGAATCTATCCCCTGATATATACCCCATTGCATACACTTTTCTTTCAGGTCGTTGAAATTAGTCCAGAACTGTTTACTGTGATCGTATTCGGGTACAGTCGCATGAGCCAACTCGTGGATCAGTACATGGAACATCTGATTAGGTGTACCGTTTACGCATATACCTATCTCGTCACCTTTGTTAATGTTATACCCCACCTCGGGTCGACCACCTCTAAACCCAGATACTAGGATACGTTTCTTGAGTACATTGAACCGCGGATCCGTATTTTCTGAGCGGATCTTATCCAGGAACGTACTGTACCGATTCTTCAGTTCACGTAAATTATCAGGTTCCCTACACATGTATACAGAGCAACATGCGAGTATAGCAAGTAGAATAATAAGTTTCATTCTTACCTTATGCGAACAAATTTAAACGTGCTGTAAAATCCTGACAGGTCAAAAGGAGAATCGAACGGTTCCCATTCACGCAATTCTATACCCATATCGTCGAGGTGTGTTACGAGCATGTCTTTGTATGCGAGTGGTTCGGGTCTCGCCCCGTTCTTGTAAAAAGGCGTGTTGCTGAGTTTAACCCATATTCGCTCCCCGAAATTACCCCACCCAGTTCTCTTATCAAGCGTGAAAGTATTACCCATAGAATCGCGGAAAGGCGCGCGCAGCAATATCTTTTCCGAATCCGGGATGCACCCGAATAACGCACCACCAATAGTTAATCGGTTCTTGATAGCCTCTAGACTTTTCATGAACGTATCACGGGATTCAAATATGTAATGTAAGGAAAAGTTGTAGCAGATAGCGTCGTACATTTCGTCGGGACATCGTAAAATGTCACCGTGTAAGATATTGATAGATGACATTCCCATGGTACGCGCCCGTCTTCTTGCCTCGTCAACCGATGCGGGGATAGGGTCGCACATGGTGACAACGGCATTGACACTGCTCCATTTCTGAAGATCGCCCCCGAATCCACATCCCACATCGAGGACTCTCATACCGGGTGTTACGGTACTCTGTATGAGAGTCCTTTTGACATTGTTGTGGATCTTACGGTAGTTCTCCATTTGTATACACATCGCCTGTGTCTTTTAAGTCTGGTTTAAAGACATCTAACATTACATATGTAGAATGGGTTCGCTCGAGCAGGATTACACCACCGTACCAGGTCAGATTTTCGCATGCATTTCGCTTGTAGGCCCTGACCTACCCCAGAAGAATGAGAAGTTCGGGCTTAAGATTCGCGGCGCGTTTCAGACACGCGACGAGGCTTCTAGCCACGCAAAGCGTCTACAGAAGGAGGACGCGACGTTTGATATTTACGTCGTTGACATGTACAAGTGGCTCCTGATCCCCCCTGATCGTGACCATATCGAGGATACGCATTACAACGACGAGAAGTTGGAGGAGATCATGGTAAAGTACCGTGAGAACCAGGCCCAGGCCGCTTCCATGTTCCAGGAGCGTAAGCGCGGACTCACACAGAAGCCCCTGGAGTCTGTCGAGGAGGGTAAGTTCATCACCCCCGGCGATGGTAACTCGAAGTTTTACACTAAGAACGACGAGGCCTCGCTCAGTCATCCGGCGGATATCGTGGAGCGTCTCAAGAAGGAGAAGCCAGATGCGTCAATCGAGGATCTCATCAAGGAGGCTGACGAGATTGTGCAGAAGGAGATTGAGGAGCGTAAGGCGGACAGGGGTAAGGAGGAGGTAGGTGGACCGGCATGCGGGGCAACGGGAATTTAAAATAATAATAGTAATAATTAAGAAATGATAACAGTCTTATTACAGGTGACAATAATTGCGTTATTGTCATCTATATTGTATGCTACACTTACGACAAAGCGCGTAATAAAGAAAGATCCTACTTCATCCGCGACTGTGAGTTCTATATTCAATGATATGGTAGGGGAAGGCGATGCGATAGGCGACGGAACGCCTTTATTTAGGGGATATGATACGTTCGATCAGGGATCGACTATATATGACCTCTAATTATGACAGGGTTCATAGTCTTGCCCATGAAGAATCCTAGTATAAAAGCCACGAACATGACGATGTACGCCGTTTTATCAAGATCGCTGAATATATCAGCGGGTGTTTGGTGAGGTTGTACGTGTGATAACGTATGCGGGTTATGGTACATGGGTGGCATCTCATGGTGCTCGACATGCGGCTGCTGATGTGGCTCGGTCGGGTGATTATCGAAATTATTTTCCATTTGAGGTGGTTCCATTATGTTTACATGATTGTTATCGTGATCACGCATATCAGTCTCCATTAGGAGACTTTATAATACATGGCATTATAACTTTAAGCATTATCGGCATCGCTCTCCGATTCAGCATCCTCATCGTCATCGATGAGATCCTTCAGATTCCCGTTCTCATCGACGTCATCGTCATCGTCATCGTCATCGGAATCATCACCGTCATCGTCGTCATCACCGTCATCATCATCGTCAGACTCGTCGTAGTTCTCATCGTCCGTACTACCCTCATCATCGCCATCTGAAAAATCATCCTCGACGGTCTCATCTGGTTCGTAACGTTCGGGCTTCTTTGAAATACGACCGGATCGGGTGGTGGTTGACGACATATCTTCTGATATAGTATGTACACTACCTTTTAAGTCTATTTGAATAGCAACTTCGACAGGGTTGAGTTCATGGACAATAGGTGTTCCCTACTAGAGAAGTCCTTGCACAATCCGTATTTCCTACCCTTTGTAGTGTCACACCGACAGAAACATTTCTGACATATTGTCCTGTTTTTGGTAGATATCATGAACCATATATGGTTTGAGTTATGCTGTCTACGAATATTCTCACAGTATCGAGAGTCGGTTTTCACCAGGAAATTTTTACCGTGTTTGAATAACTTTAAAACCCTCGCATTATGCTGTCCGTCAATGTATTTGCGAATAAACGTTTCTAGATGCACCATCGCCTCAATATCTTCAAACACCTCCCTGACCTGAGATGCTGTAAAATCACCTTCCTTCTTCGGCCGCCGGGGCGGTCTGATTTTAATGGCCTGCACAGCAGTTGGTTCTGATACACGTGATCTAATCGTCGCTATGTACATTTTCTCGATGGTCGGGGTTTGGTCAGTTGGACCGAGTTTGTTATCCTTGTACATGAACACGGGTAGATATTCACCCTCAGTAAGTTTACCATTGTTTTCACATACGGCACACCCGTGCCCGTTACATTCTTCGTGCTTACCTTTTTTATGAGACCACGGCATACGAAATCCACTCCCTTTCGAGCTTGTATGCGGATCACCATACACCGACTGATCTATATACTGTGACCAGTCACGAGAACTGTACACTGAGTTCAATGTATGAACCACGTGCGTCATGAGACTGATTGCGGCGCTTTTGTCGACTGGGATACTGTCCCAGTTCAAGTGGACGCCTGTTTTGATCATGCCGCTCTTTCGTTTCGGCTGTGCCACGGAAACCATGCACGTGGTAGTCTCGACATCAGTTAACACGGATTGAACTTTCTCGCATATGATAGTCGTGATATTTTCAATCTCTTGTATGGTGAGCGGTACGTCATCCTTGTAGTCGATATCCATGAAGAAATTGTAGATATCCGTTTTCTGCTCTACCACAAACACTCGTTCGTTGTTCTGCACTGCATCGATGTAAACCCGGTAAAATTCTTCTGTTTTCGTGTCGGGTACAGATAGAACGCCGCCGTCCATCAATACGTGGGACATGTTCCTGCCATGTGAGTATCCATTCTGGTTGCACCAGGATCTTAACATGGTTTATTAACAATCTTATTTTTTAAAAGCGTGCGCCCGCTCTATATAGGAACGAGTCGTTACAGTCGTCGTCCTCTATCGACAACTCGGTCGCTGGTAGGTCGGGTGTGGGTGGTGGCGGTGGTGGTGGACTATCAACATGTGCGCGGCGCGCGGTGCGAATAGCAATCATCAGGTCTAATATCTTCCAGGTAATCAACTGGTTCCGTGTCTCCTCTGAATCGTCTCCCCGTAATTGCATGAGCTGGTCCACGAAAAATGTTTTGTTCTTCGTCATCTAAAACTATTACATATTAAATGTTTCTCGATTTAACGAGAGTAAAAGACTGTTGAACTCGGGGTTATTGATTACGTTGTCTGTTATCATACTCCATACATTCTTCCGTGTAAACTCGGCCAAAGTATCGAAACACATGAAATCATTCTCATCATGTGTTCTTTTTATACTCAATCCCGTTCGTCGTCGACTATCTGTTTTTAATTTTTCGTAGTTAAATCGTTCTATGTATTGTCTTCGTAGTGTAGGGTTTATTTCCAAATACATGATATATACGTGGTACACTGAAATAACCTCGACTCCTCTTTCGGTATCCCTTTTAAATTCTTCAGGTGTTCTATTCGCGATTCGAAACGTATAGTAATTATAGGACACTTGTCTGAGATTAACCACTCCCCTGGTTTCTTCTTCGAGTTCTCTTAGTGCGCATTTTATAGGACATATAACCTCCTTTTTTCTACACCCTCCTGTAACAAACAACCACTCTTTAAATCGTCTATCTCTCACGGTGAGGAACACGGGCTCCGGTCCTAGTAACGATACAGGTATAGCAATTGCTTTATGTTTCTCTTCTATATCCATTGAGGGCACCCTCTTATAATTATGCAATGTCTTTTTCCAGGGGATTCTCCTTGGCCACGATCGTTACGGGCGTAGGTTCGACAATGGGCAAATCCGGTATCGGGGAGGGCACCGCCTGCATAAGTTGCAGTTCCCTATATACATAAAGGGCCATCACAAGCGCCGCGATGGATGCGACCATTGTAATAGTTTCACGATCAAATGTCATCATTTCTGAATTATTGATATACTTTTTTATTTACCTATTATCGCACCCATACACACTTTCGGTACACGGGGTGGGCAGCCGTAGTCGGTGTATCCGAACTGGAGACCCTGATAATAAGCATTTTCACACTGGGTGGGATCTCTCGCCCTGTATATCGTATTCGCGCAACACCCACCCGAAGTCGACTTTTTGTATGTTTCGGTCGCGGGTTGGGATGGATTGTACGTGATAACGAACAAGAGCACCAACAGAGCCGTTATATATATAAAGTTCATGTTCTATTAATGTATAATAATATATTTCTTACTGACCTATAAGCGAACCACCGATACCACTGTCGATAGTGTAGTTAGCCTGATCCTCGACAAATTCCTGGCCGCCGCACACACCACCCGGTGTGAGACCCTGTGTGTAATACGCCGACGTCTTGAGAGGGCCCGGGACGCAGTCCAACTTGACGGGTAGATCGAAGATAGAGCCGGGCTTCACACCTGATACCTTAATACCAGTGGGGCGGAGACTGTACCCACTCTTGTTAGCGCAGTTCTTGACAAGAATAATCGCGAGAATAACAGCGAGAATTAGTGTGACATTTGAGCGAGACGCCAGTCTGGAGAGGTTCTTAAACATTTACAATTGACAAATATTTTATTTCAGTGTGCGTTAAAGGTTTGGTAATTGTTTCCACATAGAGAGTAGATGGACGACAACATTGTTCTGGAACGCCACACTCAGCCGAATGTAATGAAGCTTGACAATGCCGAAGAGCAGCTCATGAACGAAATCCAACTGGAGCCACACGTAGCCCCCAGACGACCTCGACCTGCATCGAAACCCAAACATCAGCAGCGCCACTCAGCCCACCCTGCCCAGGATGACATTATTGACGCGTTCACAAACCCCACTAAAATGTCGGCCCCACCTCGGCCACCGCCTGAAGTTGTTGATTACGGAGAGGAAGACGAAGACCAATACGGCTTCGAGGAAGAGCAGATGTACGAACAGGACACCGAACAGGTCATGCCCGGAGAGGGGTACAATACGATCGACGACGAAAAGGTGGATCTACTCAATAAATTAGCGCGACTCGAAAAGAAAGGACTCACGGTCAACAAACGCCTTAACATGTATTCCGGCGTCGAGGAGATCAGGACAGAGGTAACGAGACTTTCATACGGTATCGAAGTCGACCAGTCCGTCCGGTTCTCTAGACGCATGATGGTCGCCTGTGTCACGGGTCTTGAATTCCTGAATAAGCGGTACAACCCTCTTGATCTCGCTCTTGAGGGGTGGTCAGAGAGTGTGATGGAGAACGTCGACGACTACGATGGTGTGTTTGAGGAACTGTATGTAAAGTACAAGTCGTCAATGCAGGTAGCCCCCGAAGTTAAGTTGATTATGATGCTCGGCGGATCAGCGACCATGTTCCACCTCACGAACAGCATGTTCAAGGCACTCCCCAACGCCAGTGACGTTCTCAAGCAGAATCCCGGTCTAGTGAAGAACATGATGGATGCGGTGAAGAACACGGCATCCCAGCAGGGCGCGACCCCGGCTACGACCACAACCGATTCGTCCGGTCGACGGGAGATGAACGGGCCTGGTATCGATCTCGCAAGTCTCATGGGCGGCATTTCCATGCCCCCGCCCATGCCGGTGAGCAGCACGAACATCGTTCAGGAGGCGACGCCCATGCCTACGAACGAGCAGATGTTCGAGGATGAGGACGACGACATGTCAGACATAGTATCGGTCGCGGGTGAGTCTACAGGTGGCGAAGTGAAGGACGTATCGATTAAAAAGGGTAAGCGACGAACAAGGGCGAAGAAGACCGAAGTCTCGATGTAATAATTT